TTTTGCTGATAAAGAAAGTAAAGGCGAAAGAGCTATGGATATATTAGGTGCGTTACTTAAAGGTGATGAGGAATCAAAGATACTGGCTAAGAGATTAGCTGTATTTACTCAAACTCGTAGCGCACTTATCAATACTTTAATTGGAGAAAACAAATGATGAAAGATATTATTACTTGCTTTAAGATTATAAAGCATATGTGTTTATGGGTTATTACTGGATCAGCGCTTTACATTGCGCTATGGTTTGCTGAATATGAGCAGTACATACAATGAAGAACAAACATTTAGTTAAAACCTACACACTATCTGATGGTCAAGAAGTGACGTGTAGACAAGTAGCTGATGAAATACAGATCAGCGAATCAGCGGCACGTAATCGATTAATTCGTACTAACGATCCTAAAAAAATATTTGCACCTTACCTAGCTTCAAATGGTGGTCAACGTAGAAAAATAGATAGGGATGCAAACGTAGGTACAAAGAAAAACAAAGAACACAAAGCTACCAAAGAACAAGAGCTTTGGAAACTTGTAATGCAGATGGGAAAGAAGTGAAAGTATTACCCATACAAAACTATGAAACTAAAACATGGTTGTTAAACAGACACTATGCCAAGCGTATACCTTCTATATCGTATGCGTTTGGTTTATATGATGATCATAATTTAGTTGGAGTGTGTACTTATGGATCGCCACCTAGTCCTTCATTGTGTACAGGAGTTTGTGGAGAGCAATACAAAGACAAGGTTGTAGAGTTAAATCGCCTTATTTTGGATTCTCCGAAGCCTAACAGCGCATCTTACCTCGTAAGTCAGTCACTTAAATTACTACCCAAGCCTTCAATTGTTGTAAGTTATGCTGATACTGGTCAAGGTCATGTAGGGTACATTTACCAAGCTACTAACTTTTTATATACAGGATTATCTGAAGCAAGAGTTGATTGGGCAGTTAAAGGATTAGAGCATTTACATAGTAAAACATTGTCAGAAGGTATGACTCTTGAAGCGATACAAGAAAAATATGGTGATCGCTTTTATCATAAAGACAGAGATCGTAAGCATCGCTACATTATATTTACAGGAAGCAAGTTACAAAAAAAGCGCTTACAAAAGAAACTGAATTATGAAATAGAGCCATATCCCAAAGGCAAGTCTAAACGTTATGATGCTTCAGGATATGTTGAAACTCAGGGTGTACTGTTTTAATTAGGCTTTAAATTTCTTTTACGATGTCCGTTCCAAGCCATAAAGCCACCAAGTCTTAATGCATAATAAGCTATGTAATTAATTAGTTTAAATCCATTAACGTCAATACAAATATCTCGAAACAACTCATCAGCATACTTTTGTGTTTTCTTTTCAGTATGACCTTTCTTGCCACCTAAATTTAATGACTCGTACTTGTACAGCCAGTCATGGACTAAACCACCTGAAAGCAACACACCCATAGGACTTAACCAAGATCGTGCAAATTTAGGCACACTAGCACCATCAAACACAAACCCTTTAGGTATTACATAGTAAGTTGGATGCGTATTGCCCTCATGCGTAATTGCATATTTCCAATCAGTTGTAATCTCCCATTTTCTTGTCGTTGCTATCCATAACCATATACCACCAAATAAACCTTTACTTTTTGTTTCCATAGGTACAGGTTTCATGTGTGGCATGTCTTTATATTCTATTTTTACTGCCATATTTCTCCTTATTTATCTACCCTTCGCCAGCTGCCCGCCGAAATAAAACTCAATAATCATAGATGCCCATTTAAAAAGCTCATCCATTTTGACTACTGAACCCGCTTCAAGTTTCACATACTCTACAACATCAGGAGTAATTTGAAACATTCCAAGTATGCTCCAACCTTCCTTGACAGTAGGTACGATTGTCGGAACATTAAAAATTACAGGTGCTACTTGCGTAAATATAACAAGAGCAAGAATCACAAAAATAATTACCCTACGATTCATAGCAGCCATAGGACTCTCTTTTTCAGCCATTTGACGTGCTTGATTAATTGAGTCGTTACGAGCTTGTAAGTTTTCTATCATTAACTTCTGTTGATCAGAAGCCGCTTGGCTTTTTAAAGCATATAATTTAGCAATAAATCCTAAACCTATTGGTGCTATGTTTGTTAAAAAAGCTATCATAATAGTTTCATTAAGAGATCACCTAGTCCAATGTCTACACTTGTCATAACAACAAAAGCTATTATTAACCCTTTACCCATAGACATAAACTTTAAATTCATGTTCTTGATCTCTCTAACATCCTTGTATAAATCTTCAATCTGTTTTTCGTGGCGATCTAATTGCGCCTGTTGTTTAGCTGTCATTAATATTTTCTCTTAGGTCTAGGTGGTAATTTTCTTTTCTTGTAAGGCATAATATCTCCTATGTTATCAGTTACTTAGTGGGTTGTCTAATGACTGTTGTATGCGCTTCATTAATTTTTCTTCTGTTGTGTCTAACTGTATGTCAAATTTATCTAACTTATTGTCCATAGTAGTGATCCGAACATCAACAGATTGTAGCTTTGAATCTATTCTATTTTCAAGATTATATTGTGCTGTGCGTAATCTAGCAAGGTCTTCCTTCAGCTCAACCTTAATTTCTGATGCAACCTCCTCAACTCTAAGTACGTCTGCTGATGTCTTAGCCATTTGTGAAGCAACAGCATCAAGATCAAGCGTAGCAAGACTTTCTAGACGTTGATACATTGTAAAACCCGCGTAAAGCGCTCCTACAATACTGCTTAGTAAAGCAAACGCACCAACAAGTTGAGTATAGGTAAACCTGAGACTTCCGATCTTGAGTCGTTTATCAACTAAACCTTCTATCTCTGCTACCTTATCACCTAAATCAGTTGTCAAATCCATCTCCTTGTTGCATTGATTTTAACAGTTCTATCTCTTGGCGCAACTTTTCAACTTCTAAGCGCCTAGCTTGTAATTCTAATTTGTAAAGGGTATTGCAATTAATTCTTTCTCGCGGCGCATCTAATGGTACTACGATTCTTGCGTATATACCTAATTGTTTTGTTTCAGGATTAAATGGATCAGGTTTGCCAATAATAGGTGCAACTGCGTTATTAATTATTCCTGTCATACCAACATCAAACAATAAACTACCACCAATAGAGTTAGAGCAATCTAAATTACCTGCTTTAAAACTATCCGTACCAAAACTAGCACCACTACTAGGCAATTGTAGATTAAGTGAAGTGCTACTATTTGCTACAGCTTGTGTGCTTAACATAAATAACATCAACCATTTTATTTGAATTTTGAACATACTCTTGTAACTAACAATGTTTGACTCTCATTGCTACTCCTTAATTTAGACAAACTACAAACGTATCTAGCTTCTTCTATGTTACTTTCCCTAATGTATATATCAAACTTTACTTCTTTTAAATATGCAAGAGGAATTACTTTATAGGCTGTGACAAAAGGTATTGGTGTTTTTAAGTCCTCCTTAAACACTCCTATCTCATAATACTCTATGTCAGGTCTTTTATTCCATACCCTAATATTTGTTTTCTTAATTCCATCTATGCCACTAGTTTTCCAAGTAGGATAGGTAGGAGTTTGCTCGTGACTCTGTATTGAAGCACTCAGAAGTAACAAGCATAATGCTATTGAGCTACGCATTCAGCTAAAACTACAGCCTTGTAAGAGCCACCTGGAAATGCTCTGTTACCACCATATACAGCTACAGACGTGGATTGTATCCACACAGCACCCGCAACGCTAAGTGGGTAAGATCGCATTGCCCCAGTTGTGGTACTAGCCGCCTGATACCCTGACATTCCACTTTCACCATGAGCTTTTACAGTTACCTCTCCAGACCAGGTCACGTTGTCAGACAATGAAGGACTTGAGCTAAAACTTGTGGGATAAGTTACCTGCGCATAATAAGCATTAGCAAGACTGGAATCAAACCGCACGACTGGCACTTGCCCATTACTTGCTGGTAAAGTTGTTAAGGTATATGCGTTCGGGTTGCCATATTTTCCCGGTACTGTTGTTGCTACGCTACATCTACTTTCTACCGTTCCATCGATGTCAACTGCTATTGTTGGTGTTGCTGTTGCACTAAGGATTAAGCTGAGTGCGATTAATAGTTTTTTCATTTGTATTGCTCCTCTATCATTTCGTTCATTCTCGCATCTTGCGATAAGCTCCTTAATGCTCTCCTATTATCCACTATAGTACCACCTTGTAAAGCTACAGCATCAGGGTAGTAGTTATCAGGTATTGTAGACACATAATAGTTTGTTAAATTAGTTACATTGTTTAGCTGTTGAAGTATGACTGACTGAGCTATTTCATTTGCCATTGCTATAGCATTTTCTACATCAGCTAACATAAACTCTAATGATTCTTCATCTTCTTCTTCATCTTCTTCTTTTTCAGCTTGATCTTCTTTGCTTAACTTACGATCTGTTTCTTTTTGTGCTATTGCTACTGACTCATCTTGCAATGCATCGTAATCAGGAATCTCAGGCAAAGGTGGTGGAGGTGGCTTTTTATAACCAGGGCAGTTAGGATCGGATTGAGGATCAAAGCAAGAATCAAATCTATAAATATATCTAACATCAGCGCCCTCTATACTGCCTGTGCCTTCTTGCTTGAGCCTACCATCACCAAATATTGCAATAGGTGTATAAGGCAACGCTATGGTTCTTCTGACCTCTATTCCTCCTTCACGCTGTGACCAGTCCTGTACATCTTGAAACACATAGCCACCACCAACCTTATCGTTTTCAAGAGTAACAACGTAGTCATCTTCTTTGTTTTTGATTGGAGTGTATTTGTAGGTAACTCCTGATACATCCATGCCACCGATACCATTAGCACCTAAATAGGTAGGAGTCATTGTCCATTCTAAGCCACTAATAGCTACGTTAGGTGTGTATCCGAATGTGTAAGCGTGTACGCTAGAAGAACAAGAAAGCAGTAGCAAGACCACCCATGATCTTAATAACATCATCTCTTTTCTCCTCAGTTGTTTTTTGCAAGTCTATGCTAGGAACAGGAATTTCATCGCTGTGTACTTCCCATGCTGCTGTAGCCTCGCTACCTATTTTGCCCATATACGGGCAGGGCGTTCCCGCCATAGCCATCGCCCTGTGGATTTCACCACTAGGATCAGCACACAAAAGACTAACTGCTGCAACCTTCATACCAAAATCGTACAGCGTTTTTGCGTTCTTTAGTCTAAGGCAATTGGACTCAGTATATGTAGCACCTAAACTCAATGAAAATATTTGCGTACCCATTGCACCACTCGATGAGATCGTACAAAGGTCTGAGTTGTTGCCACCTACGTTTGGAGATATGGCGCTTGGTGGAGGAGATTTAACTGTTGTGGTGTTTGTACCGTTTGTAGTCACCGTAGACGTTGTATTCTGCGTTATTGAGCTTTCGTCTACTGCCATAGCTGAGAACGACACTATCCAAAAAGTTACAACTATAAACCCAGCTATTACATTGTTACGCAGTCTGTCAGACATTATGGTGTTTATGCGTCATCCCTTGCTTTACGATTCTTGTAGTCTGACCTAGCTATTACTAATGCTACAAAGTCTGCTTGATTGCTTGGTATTGCATCTGTAAATGAATCATCATTCATTAGTTTTGTTGTCCACTCAGATTGCATTCTTTTCCAAGCGTTATTAATCTTGCCATCAACTGCTGCTTGAATCCAAGAATCTAGTCCAGCATTATCTGCGTCACTATATAAATCGTTTTTTAAAATGTTTTGTTGTAAATCTGTAAGACTTACTGTTTTCGTATGTGTTGCCATTATTTAATCTCCTTTAAGATTGGTTATTTCACCGTATTATTAACAAGCTAAGTAGCCACCAAAAACTGATTGGTTTTCGTAATAGGTTTGTTGAGCGCCACTATTTTGAAACAATTCTACATAAGCAGTATCATTTGCATCCATATCAGCAAGAACGTGTATATGCCCATAAGCATAAGTAACATCAGAAGAGCGTTCCCCACCATTAAATAATTCATAGTATGTTCTATTAGATGTGACTAACTTAAGGTAATAATAATTTGCACTTGCATCCCAATTCATCCATAAAAGTGAAACATTAAATTGATACTTTCCTGTTACAGGAGCAGTAAAAGTATAAGTTGATGTATTGTAATCTGCATTTACGTCATACACTTCCTCAGTAAATTGAGCTGTAGTATTTGCATTGACTGCTATATTTGAAGCGCTTTGACGTGCATTTACTAAAAATGCTGGTTGATTAGGCATAGTGACATAGCCTTCTTTTGTAATTTTTAATTGTTCAACTGGAGCAGCGTCTGAGCCACCTCTAGTCTTAAAAGAAAGTTGTCCTTCATTACCTCCATCTCTCATACCTGATATAGATGCAATATGGTCAGTATTATTAAAATATTGCAGACTACCAGCAACTTCACCAGCACCCATACCAGCACCTGAAATATTACCTGATAATCTTAAATTAGCTTCATCTCCAGCAGCATTAAGTGCTTTTATATGTACAGTATTATTTCCATTATTACTATTAGATATAGATACTTGTTCAGCACTATCAATTGTTATAGCAGTAGAATCAGCAGTTGATGTAATACCTGATACTCCAACTCCTGTTAGGTTAGCACCCGATATGGCTGGTAACGCTCCTGTCAGCTTGGTCGCATCAATCGTAGTAGAAGTAAACGCACCACTAGAGGATATAGATGCTTTTTCGACACCATTGGCTTGGAACTTTATATCCTTAGAAGAACCATCAGCGTTCAGCGTAAGGTGTTCGTTAGATGATTTAATCGTGGACATTTATTACTCCTATGTTTCCAAAGATTGACTTAGAGAATTTACAAAAGCGTTCTTACCAAAAGTTAATTGTTCAAGGTTAAATTGGCTCTGACCAATCTTCCTATCTAAATCGTTAATGTGGTTTATCATTGCTTGTTGCTCACCTGTCATATCTTCAATATTAAATTCTTTGTCGTCTATTGTGATCACAGGCTTTTCTTTTTGTTTTTTAGCCATCGTCTACTCCTTTGTTAAGATGCTATAGCTGCATCAATTGCTGTAAAGCTCTCGCTTCCCCAAATAGATGTTGTGCCATCTATCTTCTTTTTTGCTTTCATTAATACTAGGTGTTCTACATTCCTAGCTTTCCTTGCTGCAAATTCATCCGTAGTTTCGTCATCACCTTTACTGCTGTTGACTTCATCTACTGAATGCCCCATAGCTACATAAGCTGCTGCTACTTCGTCTGCTGTCATATCGACATCCATACCTTACTCCTGTGTTATCCTTCGAGGGTAGTTACTCTAGCCACCAAAGCCTCGTTCTTTGCTGAGAGTTCTTGTATTGCTTTTACTAACATAGGTATTAAAGCTCCTTGTGCAAGTACCTGAGTACCATCTATTGCTTCAGACCAAATTTCTGCATTATCTAAAACGTCAGACCTTGCATCAATAACTGCTTTTACTTCTTGAGCAATAAATCCATAATGGTGTGTTTCTGTACCACCATTAGCTCTTCTTTCTGAGCCTTCTTTATAGCAATTTAATGTTGTAGGCAATATATCTTTTTCTTTTTTAAATTTATAAGACCGAGGTTTAAGTGCGTCTATAAAAGTTAAACCTAAAGTAGAATCTTTTATATCTTCTTTAATTCTTTCATCTGAACTACTTGCCCAAGATGTAGTACCTACTTGAACTCTTGTCCAATTGCCTGTTCCGTAGTTAAATTGAGCGTGAGGTGTATTAGCACTTTGTGAAGTTATAGCATCATAACCAATTAATATTTGTGCGCTTTGAGCTTCTGAACCTGACCTAGAATAAGCACCTAAAAAAGTATTTCCACCGCCTGTTGTTGGTCTTCCTGAATTGTAATACCCTGATAAATGACCAATTGCTGTGTTACCGTTTCCAGTAGTAATGCCTCGTAATGCACTGTTACCTACAGCAGTATTTGAATTACCTGTAGTGTCACTACTTAAACTTAAATAACCAACAGCAGTGTTTCCATCAGCAGTATTATTTACTAAAGCCTCATACCCAATTGCTGTGTTTTCGTGAGATGAAACTGCGGAATATAGCGCACTCATTCCTAATGCTGTATTTCTATTTCCAGTAGTTATTGCTGTTGCAGCGTGTCTACCTACAACAGTATTTCTAACTCCAGTCGTATTTGCGTCTAATGCAGAAGAACCAACAGCCGTGTTGTATTCTCCTGTAGTGTTAGCATATAAAGCAGATTTACCCACTGCTGTGTTGTTTGAAGCTGTAGTGTTTAATTCTAAAGCATTTCTACCTACCGCTACATTACTAGCACCCGTTGTATTTGCAGTTAAAGCTAAATACCCAATTGCTATATTATTAGCTCCTGTTGTATTTGCTTTTAAAGCACTTTTTCCAATAGCAACACCAGTAGAAGCTGTGGTATTAGCGTTAAGTGCTTCGTTACCAATTGCTACATTTTCTGCACCTGTAGTATTAGCTTGTAAAGCAAACGAACCAAGCGCTGTATTACTATCACCTGTAGTGTTAACCTTTAAAGCACGATAACCAAATGCTGCGTTGTTACTTGCTGTGGTGTTTGCTTGTGAAGCACTTTTACCCGCAGCAGTATTATAAGAACCTGTGGTGTTATTAACTAAAGTAGCTCTACTAAGACCTGAGTTATGACTACCTGTAGTATTATAAGTTAAAGCACTTGCTCCTATTGCTGTATTATCTATGCCTGTAGTGTTAGAACCTAAAGTACCATAACCAACTGCAACATTTTCAGCACCAGTTGTATTAGCGTCTAAAGCAAGAGAACCAACGGCTGTATTAAGTGCGCCTGTAGTGCTATTTGTTAAAGCACTTCTTCCCACCGCAACATTGTCATCAGCTGTTGTATTAGAAAACAAAGCATTAATACCTATTGCAACATTATTAGCACCTGTAGTATTAGAATATAAAGTTTGATAACCTAATCCA